AGGAACTTCAAATTGTTCATGTTGTTGTCATTGTTGTTCAGCTTGTAGAGATGGTTGTATATCATATGTTACGGGAGATGGTTTAACAAATTTTTGTACGGTAGGTGGTCGTGGTGGATCAAACAGCTGGGATAAAATGTCTAGTTGTTATAATTGTGGATTGGCCACTCAATGTAATCTAGGTACTTATAATGAGAATTGGATAACAAACGCAACCAATCCCGGTTTTTGTGGTATACCAGAAACACCAACAGAAAAGAGTATGGGATATACGGGAACTACAGGACACTCATATCATGGTTACGATTGTTGTTCTCATGTTTTTACAACAGCTGGCGGACCTACAGGCCCATTTGCAGTTAGTTATACTGGTCAAGGTTCTAGTTGGTGTACGAGTTCTTATAGTTGTTGTTCTGCACATTCAATGTTTCCAGGTGGAGCCGGAGTAGGAGTAGGACATGCAACATCAAGTGCTTGTTGGGGTCATTGGGGTGCTGGTGGATTAGTAAAAGTAACTTATCAATAAAAAGGATGAAAAATAATGGCGATATATAAAACATTACTTACATATAGAATACCTGATGAACGCTATGGGCAGTCTGATGTGATGGGAAAAACTAGTACTATACAATATGAAGGTCCCGAAAAATTAATTTTATGGTTAACTAAAGATGGTAATCATCTTGAACAAGCATGGGATGCTGATAATATGACTGAACGCCCATTACCCGGTCATTTGTATCAAATTGAATTGGATGCTAAAGCAGGTGATAAGGAATGTCTTATAGCTGGTCTGATTGGTCCTTCTACAGAAACCTATCATCCATTTGGTAATCTGAAACGCTATGAAATAAAAAATGGGCCTGAGGATGTACCTAATGGTTGGGTTTCAGATCCAACTTATCCAAGTCACGTTTTCGATCATTTTGATGTGGATATTAACTTGTATGATCCTGAAACAAAACAGTTTAAGAATTTAAAATACCATGATAATACTCCTAACATGGTAAACCTTAGTGATGACAGGATACGACATAAAAGAAATATGTTGTTAGTAGCTTCCGATCATAGAACAGCAGCTAACGATATACCTGATGATATTAAAAAAGAGTGGATTGATTATCGTAAAAAATTAAGAGATTTGCCAGAAGATTGGAAAGAATGTCCCAATGAGTTGATTGAGTGGCCAAAAGATCCAGATACGGCGGCCAAAATTAAAGAATTTGAAGCATCAGGTGAACCTAAACCCCTCATAGATCATTATGTTAAAATCGCAGATAGAACTGTTGAAGATAAAAAAGCAATAGAACAAATGTGGCCGATTGCTGGAGTTGATGAAAACGCTCCATAAGGTCTTATAAATAATTATGTAATTATTATTAATAGTTTTCTTGAGGTGAAAAATTATGAGTGGTCGTTCAAAAGCTTTTTTTATTAATGGTGGAGCAGGTCGTGTTCTTTGTTCTATCCCCGCATTAGAAAGATACGCAGAAGATTCAGGTGATAAAGATTTTGTTATAGTATGTGAAAGTGGAATGGATTTTTATCGTGGTCATCCTACCTTACATAAATACGCTTTTGAAGTTTGGCATAAAGGCCTTTTTGAAAGTCATCTAAAAGATAAAGATGTCTTTTCTCCCGAACCATACCGAGTTAACGAATACTTCAATCAAAAATGTAGTTTAGCACAAGGTTTTGATATTCTTATTAATGAATTAGATGAACCTCGTGTCCTCCCTGACCCTCTAATTCATCTTAGTAAAGAAGAATTAGTTAAAGGGTTTCAAACAATCCAAGAAATTAAATCTGGAACTAAAAAAGACAAAATATTAGTCTTCCAACCTTTTGGTCGTTCGGTTCAACAGGTAGGCCCTGCTGTATATGATGCAACTTCACGATCTATAGAATCAGCAAATGCTGTTGAGCTTATTCAACAATTAAGAAAAGATTATGGGATTATTGTGATGAGTCAAATGCCTTTAGATATAAAGGAAGATAAAGATAATACAATTGCTGTACCTAAAGAACCTAATTTAAGGTTGTGGGCTGCAATGATACACAATGCAGATCATTTTTTAGGATGTGATTCTGTAGGACAACATATTGCTAAGGCACTTAATAAAACAGCAACTGTTATTATTGGGTCAACTTATCCAATAAACATTTCTTATCCAGACAATAAAGATTTTGATATTATAGATGTTGGTAAAGATAAACGGGTATATTCACCTATTCGTCTTACTATGGATGATGAGAAAGATCGTGCTAATAATGATTCTATTGTTATGGATAAAAAGGAAATAAAACTTGTTGTAGATTCAGTAAAGAAACGAATGGGTAAAGGATCTAAATTTGAAGGTAAAGTTGAACCACATATACATACTGATAAGTGTAGCCATAATGACCATTCTACTTATACTAAACCAGCTCCTGTTAATATACCAGAAGGTATGAAATTGAGTGGTTCCTTAATTACTGGTTTAAAGGAGGATGGATGAGTCAATGGATTGCGGGTATATCAAGAGGTCATAATGCTAGTATATGTTTACTTAAAGATGGTGCAGTAGTTTTTGCTGTAGAAGAAGAAAGATTGAGTAGACAAAAATATGATGGTGGGCCATATGCTTGTATGGTTAAAATTCTAGAATATACTGATAAACTAGATTATTTAATTATAGCACATACACAACCGGATAAAAGTCATGTTGAATTTACCGGTGGTGATGTATATAGTGGACTTGCAAGAAAATTACATCTTATAGACGATAATAATAACCAAGTCTGGCATATGGATAGATGGCATCATAAAATGCATGCTGCTTGTGCCTTTTATCGTTCTGGTTTTGAATCTGCAGTTGCATTAGTTGTAGATGGTGCTGGCACATATATTCCTATGGAAATAAATGGCGAGCAAGAGATGACGTGGGAACTTGAATCAATTATTGATTGTTCTTATCCTGCAAATTTTAAAACACTTTATAAACATCTAGGTGGCAGAGGTCCTTGGAATAGTACGTTACAACCTGAGTTTACTGCTGAAAGAGAAAATGAAGAAGGTACCTATGAAGCTTGTATTGATGATTCTGCTGGTATTGTAAAAGCATATGAGGCAGTAACGCGTTATTGCGGATGGATGCCTATTGAAGCAGGTAAGACAATGGGATTGTTTCCATACGGAGAGCCTTGTGATAAATTTCCAGACATTTATAATGATGGTGGTGGAGGAAAATGGAAAACAGCAGATCGTAATTTAATTATTCCAACATATCCAAACGGTGCAGTTGTGAATGAAGGAAGATGGGAATATTTAAATGACCCTGATCCAATAGAAGCTACCCACGACCTTACTAGACTTGAGAATCGTAGAAACATGGCTTATGCTATTCAAACTGAATCACAACAAATGGTTCTTGATTTAATTCGTAAGTCAGTTGAAATGAGTGGTAATAAAAATGTTGTACTGTCTGGTGGTTATGGATTAAATTGTGTTGCCAATTATTGGTATCTTGGACAATTAAAAGATGAAGGTATTAATTTATATGTTGAACCAATTTCAAATGATGCGGGTACATCTATAGGTGCGGCATTGTTTGCTCATCACATAATTACAAAAGAAGAAAAGGTTAGAGGATATGCTGATAGTTTGTTTTTAGGTCCGAAGTATAAATATACAGACGAGGAAGTAGAAAACATAGCTAAAAAATATAATGGAACTACAAAAAAAATATATAGTGAAGATGCAGTTAAATTAATATTGAAAGGAAATATTGTTACACTCTTTCAAGGTTGTTGTGAGAATGGTCCTAGAGCATTGGGTAATCGTTCCGTTCTTTTTGATCCTCGAACTGAGGATGGTAAGGCTTATGTTAATAGTGTAAAACGTAGAGAATATTTTAGACCATTCGCAGGAACTGTATTACATGAATATGCAGACGAATGGTTTGATATGAGGGGATTAAAAGAATCTCCCCATATGATGTATGCTATGTATTGTAATGAAGGGTACAAAGAGAAAATTCCTGCTATTGTTCATGTAGATGGTACGTGCCGTATTCAAACTTTAAAAAAGGAACAAAATCCTGTATTTTATGAAATGATAGAGGAGTTTAATATACAAACAGGAGTTCCTATATTATTTAATACTTCTTTCAATTTAGCTGGGGAACCATTAGTTGAATCCTTAGATGATGCTGTTAAAGCATTAGATACCAGTAGATTAGAATACTTATATTGCCCTGAAAATGACTTATTAATTGAAGTATTGAATGAAAAAGCGTAAAAGAGAGCACTATAGTATTATAAATATTGGTATAAATATTTAAAGGAAACAGGATGGCTACTATTACAAATTACAATATAGATCAGGGATCTGACTGGAGCACGATAGTTACTGCTAAGGATTCATCAGGGGCTGTAATTGATTTATCCAATCGTACTATTACCTCCCATATGAGAAAGAGTTATACTTCCACCGCCTCAACTGCTATTTCCGCTGATGCATTAGTTCCGCCGGAAGGAACACTTATTTTGAATTTGACATCTGCTGTTTCGGCTGCGATGAAATCTGGTTATTATTATTATGATGTTGAAGTAACTACCGGTAGTATAGTTACACGAATCCTAGAAGGTAAAATACATTTACGACCAGAAGTGACTAAAGTCTCAGAATAGGGGAATAATAGATGACACAGTATATAGGTAATGAACCATTTTTTGGTTTTATAAAAGCAGAAGAACATATATCTGTTGGTGCAAATCAGTATACTTTGGGAAGAGTAGCACCAAGCACAGCTTCTATAGAAGTTGTTGTTAATGGCGTTGTAAAACGACCAAGTGAATATACTCTCACCGGAAAAACTTTAACCCTCGCTGGTGTCCCTGTTGATGATGTTGTTATGGTTAGGTTCTTAACTACAACCGGAACACATTCAACTTATACACAAACATCACTTGCTGATGATATTGTAACTAGTAGCAAAATTCTTGATGGTGCTGTTACTAACGATCATATCGTATCAGTAGATGCTTCAAAGTTAACTGGTGGTTTTGGTGGATCTTTTCATCAAGATACATTTACGGGTAATGGTGCTACATTCGAATATACATTAACTCAAGACGTTGTTGTTGTCAACAATTCAGCTCCATCAATCATAGTAACAGTTAGTGGTATTCATCAGTTTTCTCCAGATCATTATACGTTATCAGGAACTGGTAACAGAATAATGACTTTTAATACTGCACCCGCTGATACAATACTTATTACTGTACAATATTTAGGTCTTGTAACAGATATTGGTGTTCCTTCTGGTGGTACACTAACATCATCAATGTTTTCTCCCGGTACGATCCCTGTTAAAAACAGTACAAACCCTACCGCTACTTCCGCCGAAACACATGGATATACTGTTGGTACTGAATGGATTAATACT